CAAGAGCAATAGCAATCTTGATCAAAGCGTCGGCCTTGATCTTGGTTTGCATCGCCTTCAACGTGTCAGTTAGCTGACCAAATGTGCCGGAGATCTTCTCCATCAAGCCGCCACCGAAATCGATGTTGAGCCCGTTCTTGAAGAACTTCCTAAGAATAACGAGAATACCACCAAGAAGACCGACGTTTACGACATCGACAACCTTGTTGAAATCTCCAGTACCAATGGCGTCGCCAAGCTTTTCGCCAAGCGTAGAGAACCAATCATGAATATGATCAAAGACCTCATCGAGAACTGGTGAAATCTTACCCCAGAGATCGCCAATAACGTTGCCTACGGATTGAAAGAAATCGGCAACAGAACTGACAATATCTTTCAGATGGTCGAATCTTGCGCCAATGTCTTTTACGACATCTGGTGTATCTCCGAATTTATCACTAATATCAAGGCCACCGCCACCAATATTAATGCTTGAAAGGAACTCTTTGATACTATCCGTAAGATCGTCGAAGACGCCACCAATATCAATACTTGAAACGAATTCTGCGATCTTGTCTTTGAGCACTCCAAATAAATCACGAGCCATTCCAAGCACAGGCAAGGCTTGTTGGAAGGCTTGAACAATAAGATTGATGGCATCGCCAACAGCGCCATCACCTATATTAGAGAGGTACCCCAAGAAATCTTTAAGCGCAGGAATAGGATCTTTAATCGCATCAGTAATCTTTGTAAAGAAATCCTTGATTCCTCCACCCTCGACCAACACTTTATTAAGAGCTACAACCTTGTCGCCAATCTCAGCGAAGAATTTGAGTACCTTTCCATCGGTACCCGACTTAAGTTCCATAAACAAAGTCTTGAATACTTCTGCAACACCCTTAATAACGGTCCAGCCAATTTCCAGCGCTGCAAATACGCCCTCGAATACGCGCTGCAAACGAAGAATCGTTGCCGTGCTGGGCATAAGGGCTGCTGTGAAATCTCTAAACTTAACAGTAAGATCATAAAGCTTTTCCGCCGTCATTGGCGGGAATATGTTATGGAACGCCTGTTGAACGGGCTTAATAGCAGCGCCCAAAGCAAAGAAGATTCTAACAACGCCGTCAATGAGAGCGCCGCGACCACCAAGATCAGCCCAACCTTGGAGCAGGTTGTTGCGGTTATCAGCACCTTTTTGAATCATGTCTCCAATGACGGAGTTGATGCCAGTAAACAAACCTCTTGCCTGATCGAAGTCGCCAATAATAAGCTTAAATGTTTGTGACCAACCAGATCCAATAGACTCTTTGACTGTACCCACAAGCTGCGTAAAGGTTTTAACCTGAGTAGCAGCATCCTTAGCAGACTGACCCATTGCCATGACTTCTTGGGCCTGTTGTTGGGTATAACCCATCGCTGTAAGCTGAGCTTCACTAAGATCTCCGGTGAAACCCTGCAACGTTGTAGTAAGAACGTCTGCCGTGATCCATCCGGATTCAAGTGAATCTCGGAACGAATTACCTGAAGCTTTCCATTTATCGAAAGTTGTATTAGCGCCTACACCATCAAGTGTTCCCTTCAGTTTGCCCGCATTGAAGAGGGCTTCCTGAAACATCTCGCCACCCATGCCAGCATTAACGACTGAGTTCCAGTCCATAAGCTTGACTGTGCCGGATGCCATTGCCTGAGAAAGCTGATACATTGCGGTAGCAGCCTGGTTCGCATCTGAACCCGAAGCAGCCGCAAGGTTAGCAATACCCTTAATCGACTGAGTTGAAGTATTCAGATCAACACCAGCAGCCGTAAAGGTACCAATGTTTCGAGCCATCTCAGAGAAATTATAGATGGTCTGATCAGAGTAATGGTTCAGCTCATCGAGAGCTTTGTTCACATCTTGAAGAGTTGAACCATCTTTTCTCGTGTTCGTCATGATCGTTTGAATCGAGTTCATGTTGGTTTCGTATTCGTGGAAACCAGCCAGAACGTTATCAAGCGACAACGACTTTGCTAAATCAATGCCTACGCTGACAGCTTTACTAGCAATATTGGCTAGCGCTGTAATACCAATAGTAGACAGTGCCAAGAATTTAGCGCTAACACCCTCGATGCCTGCAGTAATATTGCTAACATCAAATTTGGAACCTGCTGTGGAAAGATCCTCCAGAGCTTTTTTACCGTTTTGCTTATCGAGTGTGGTTTGAAGTTTGTCCAAACTTGCTATAGTCTGAGCGAGCTTTGATTCGAATTTAGAATTGTCGAATTCAAGTCCAACAACGCGATCATCACCGCTCATTCGATCACCTTCTTCCAGACATCGTCAATGGTTTTATCCATAATAGGTTTAATTGCGGGACTAATATAGTTGTGTCCAGGAACCCATCCACCAGTGCCTGTACCATGGCCGTTGTCAAGAATAATAGCGATAGGAACGCCATTAACCACGTTGGAGTTGTACCAAGCTACACCCGCTTTGTTCCCCTTGTTAAATACGACATAAGTCCAAGACGATGCTGTTTTACCAGTATCTTTCGGTGTTGCAGAAGCCAATGCGCTAACGCCGGCTGATCCATGCGCACCGAGTACATCAAAATGATCGCCTTCGTGCAGCTTATTAAGCCATTCCTGAGTCTTCTTATACGAGCCGGTAACAGATACTTTTATCATCTTACCACCTTCGTACTTAGTATCAGGTTTTGACGGCCATTCTTACAGCAATGTTCTTTGGCGTGTGATCGACAGCGGTACCACCGCCGTTACCATTATCTGTCTTAAGGTTCGGAGCTCCACCGCTAAGACCAGAACCGTCTGTAGATGTATAACCATACATGTTATCTACCGTAATATAGTGATAGTGGTTTTGACTGATTCCACCAGTCCAACCTCCGCCACCACTAAACGTTGATTGCGCACCATCATGCCATTCAATAAGGATTCCGCCTGCTGTGGTTCTAAACAATTCACTGCCGCCGCCAATTTGCCCATGGCGATAAGCATAACCTTCACCATATGTAGGTGAAGATGGCGCATGTTGGTGGTTTGGAATTTGGTGGGCGTGATCATGAGTTACCCAGCTACTGCTACCCGTATGTCCATGTGACATGGCGTGAGCATGATTAGGTGTTGCATGCTGGTGATCATTAACTCCATGACTATGCCCGGGAACGTTGGCTGTGATCAGATTATGTGTCATTGCCCCAGAAACTACGCCTGGAGTAGCGCCGCCGACCATTGGAACAGCTCCAGTAGCATTTGGAAGCTGTAGGTTTGCCCCCGATTTCCAACCTGGGAAAACTGCAGACAACGCAGGATATGTACCCACTCCACCAGCAATTAGTCGACCATCCAAAATCAAATATCCACTAGGATCTGTCGTCCAACCACCAATAATAAACGTTCCTGTTGGATTAGGCCCTGGTCCTTGATCACCCTGATCACCTTGCGGACCACGAACATTACCCGCATTAATGTTTGTCCCACCCTTGGTGGTTAGAATGAGATTATCACCAGTGATTTTTCCGGTAATAACTGTAGCGGCCTCCATTGTGTCCATTCGAGCCGCAGTATAGCCAGTTACGGTAGCCATATATCTTCCTCATTCTTGTCAGAACTAGTGAGTGTATAAGTGTCTGCGTTCAAATACACAGCATTATCTTCAATGATTTGAAATGTAGTGCTGTCAAGCATCACAATACTGGCGTCGTCAACCGCACTCGCAGTCCAGGTCCCATTACCATTATCAATAACAATAAGCCGTTCCCAGTTACGAATAAATGTAGCGAAACCACTAAGAGCTGGAGCAGTTGGCTCATGTGTTTCGTCGCCATACAAAATAGCTTCAATATCTTCGAATAACCACGGGTCCATCTCTCGACTATCAAGAACAATATGCGCGGTTGGGGTGTATCCATTGCCGAAAGATTCCATTCAAATAAGATTGGGGCTGATCCATTAGCAATTGACGTATGTGATTTTGTGGATGGGATAGCCGTTAAATTATACAGAATGTGAATTTTATAACCTGGTCTTGAATCAGCATCGTCACCAGCCATGGTTCTGTATGTTAGATGAAAAAGATTTGGCTCTTGATTACCAATAAAAAACCCAGTGGTATCTTCGATTAATCCTTCATACTTAAGAAACTCTTGCGGATACGTGTAAGCTTTCAAAATAGCTGAAAAATTACCAACCGTAACAAACTCTGTAAATTTAACCCCATCGAAATAAAATGGCTCTACGCCTATTTCGGCATTCTCATCAATGGAAGCAAGACCATTCCAAGCAACACCGCCTCCATCTGGAAATAACAACACACCACGATCAAGACCTTGTTCGAATGTTCGTTCTCCAACTACGTCCCATTCAATAGCAGCCATTTAATCTCCTTTCACCCAGTAGTAGAAAGCTGAGCTCTTCTTTGGGCGTTTAGTTCTCTGTTTCTTGCAGCGATCTCATGTCGACCCATCTTCTTCGGTTTCGAATTCTTAATGTTACAGATTCGAATCAGAGAGAAGAGTCGATTTAGGTGCCAATACTGGCACTCAAATGGAATGGTAAAAGCTACCATCCAATAATAAATTAATTCAGATGTAATCACTTCGCCAGAACCTGAACGATCTGGCATCTGTCCAAATGTTGTAGCCGACTGTTTAGATTCGATGTATGCATTAATTTCAGTCAAATTTTCAACACTAAGTCGATTCAAAACTTCCAGACCAATGTCCGGAGTAATTAACATAGCCTTAACGTATCCGGCAATCTCCTCCGGGGATTTTTTCTCTTTTCCAAGAAAAGGCTTTTCGAACTTTGACTCCCATTTTGACAGTGAGACCAGAGAATGCTCTAGCTCCAAAACAACGTCTTCAACATCCACAAATTCGTTAGTGGTTTCGTCGAAGAACTCAGCTCCTGGAACTACAATTACGAGCATTCTCTGGTCTCCTAGTCAAATCATCAGGTCCGGATAAACGTCCAGTCATCGTCCGACTGTGGCGAGAACACGTACGCACCAGTAGTCGGAGCAGCCCGAATAGTAAGGAATGCGCCAGCAGTACCAGCAATGGTGACGGTGCCGGTAACAACAGCATTGGTATCGGCACGGCGATAGGTAACGCCGGTGATGGTCGGGATGGTGATAACGCCGGTGGCCGGAACAAAGGTAGGCGCCGTAGTGGTGACCGACGTTTGAGAACCGGCAAACATTGTCACGATCTCGTCTGGGAGAGGGAGCCTTGGACTGGTACCAACCGTACCATAGAGGGCACCTTCCAAAGTAGACAAGCTGCCTGCTTGAACCTTGGTCGAGTCAACCGTAACAATAGCGGTGGGCTTGAGGGTTGCCATGCTCACTGCAACAGTGGTGATCTCCCAGCTAAAGGTGATCGCCTCTGGTGAATCATTGATTGTGGCGTATGCCTTCTCTGACGGAGCAGCGGTACATCCGTAAATCATATGGAGTTTATACCCATAATCATTACCAGAAGTATCGTTGCCCAGCTTCGTCCTGTAAGACAAACCAAAAGCCTTACGTCCCTGCTGACCGATAGTAACACCGGTCTGCGGGGAAGCAAGTCCGTCGAATTGGTTGAACTGATCGGGATAAGTGTATGCTTCAATAGTTGCACCAAATTCCTCAGCCGAGTAAAGGTTGAGGTACTTGATGTTGTCGGCGTAGAGAGCCGTAGCTTCTGCGCCAGAGGGAGACTCGGTAACGGCCGTAAGACCATTCCAAGCATACCCAACATCGTAAATACCTACAGTGGGAATGTACAGAACGCCCCTATCAACGCCAGTTTCATAGAGTCGTTGGCCGGTCTGATCCCAAGTAAGGATTGCCATTGTGTTTCTCCTTAGAAAAAAAGTTTGTAAACGTCGTGGTTGAGGTTGTCAGCCGTATAGAATCGATCGAAGATACACGTGGGTAACTCAGCGATCTTGTCTGGGATGAGACTATCTGGGTCACGATCAATGACGATGACCTGGTAACGTTTCATATGCCGATACGGCTTGTCGTCGGCGAACAATGTCCTTGCAGAATCTCGTCGATAGACGATACAAGGATATGTCATCTGAACGGTAGGGGGTGGCTGAAAATAGACTTGCGTCGTTCCAAGAGTGCTCTGTAAAAGCACGTGGAGGTCAGATCGTCGGCCCATTATACACACTCCCTAGAGCAAGGATGAGACGGGGACTCTTAACTTCGACGGATGTAACCGCCCAAAGAGTCCCCGCCCACCGAATATACCTAATGGCAAAGAAATGATGA